TTATAAAGTTTGAAGTGCGCCATTTTTATCCGTCTGCAGACGCATCTCTCCTTCGTACATACTTCCGTCAGCCGTTAACCGGTAAAGCTCTTCCTTCCAGATCACCCATTGGTTCTTTGCCATTTTTCCGGTATCTCCTAGATAATACCATTTGCCGTTACTTCCGGTCTTCCAGGTGTCCTTTACCATATATCCGGCATCATCAAACCAGTACCAGTCTTCTCCATCCTGATACCAGTCGTTTTTTACATAATCTCCCGTGTTTCCTAAATAGAATCTCCAGCCGTCTTCCTCTTGCATCCATCCGGATTTTACTTCTGCAGCAGATACAAGGGATTCTTTAAAATCTTCCCAGGTATGGCTTGTGTGATTGTATACGTAAGGATTGGGGCAGATTTTACCGGTCACATCGTAGTGGCGGATTACGTGATCTTCTCTGATCCCGTACTGTTCCATCAGATGCTTGGTCAGTTTTATTGCGGATGCAACGGTTGCATCTTCAAAATACCAGTCTCTGCTTGTATCGGACTGGCTGCCTTTATTTCTGACGCACAGTTCAATGCCAATGCTGTTGCTGTTGCGGCATTCCGGGTGGATGTAGGATTTGGCTCCGCAGTGCCATGCGATGTTTTTGTCCTCTACGGACTGCCAGATCTCCCCGGAAAAGCCTACAAAGTAGTGGGCGCTGGCTCCAACATACTGGGAAGCATAGTATTTGCAGTTTGCTTCTGCTCCTCCCAGTGCCCCTACATAGTGAATAACAATATATTTAATACGGCTTAACTCGCCGTTGCTGTAGTTATATGGGGTTATAAGTTTGTTTATTTCCACTTAAATCCCCTCCCTTCTTCCCGAGAATCCCATGTCGTCTGCGTCAAAGGATTCCCGGAACCTTCAATTTCTGTATGATCGGAATTTTTCAGATTTTCCTGTATTCCGATAAGTTCTATGCGGTTCATGTCTTTGGTTGATTCGCTTTTTACCATGGTTATCACCTTGTCCCTTTTTATTAATATATGAAGGAATGTTTAAAGGTGTACCGTTTATATATAGGTTTGTCCATGAAAGAGACTGTTGGGTGAATTTTTATTATGAGGGCTGTGATTTCTGATTTAGTAAATCAATCGCCTTTGTTAAAACTGCCGGTAGAGGAATTCCCATAAGCCCGGCATTTTCTACTATGGATATAAGCTCATTCGCCATAAAACCGATAACTACAGTATCTCTAATGTATGTAGTCCCAATTGATAAATCAAGACGATGAGCAATTAAAACAAAAAGTAGAGTCATGGATTTTCTGCACAGACCTTTCCAGCCCGCTTTTGATTCCAATGTTCCAGTCTCTGTTTTTTTGCTGTTATGGAAAATGGCGGCTACTACAATTCCGGATATGAAGTCAATTGCCATGAACATAATTAAAGTGGCAATACCAGTATCCCAGCCGCCGAATAGCGTTGTGATTATGCTGCCAAGTATACCTGTTAGGGTGCATAAGGTGTTTTTCATATTGATTCTCCTCAATTTTGATTAATGTTTTAAAAACATATAATCTTCATTTTTTATAATTTAAGTAGTGATTTAAACGGTATGAAATTTTATACCACGCCAGAGCAACTGGGACTAATAAACCCCACTTCCATAGTTGATGTGATTAATGCAATGGCTGATAATAGTGTTTTATTCATAAGAGTAGCTGATGATACGCCTGCTTTTCAGACCTTATGTCCTAAATATTGGGGTCTATTAGAAATTGTAAAACTTACTATCTATAGGGTTAATTTTAAATTTTCAGATGTAAATAAATTAAAAATAATATCTATCAAGCAAATTATTATGAAGATAGTGGGTTTTCAGGTTGGAAAAGGATTATATTGAGTAGTGATTTAGGTAGTTTGGTTTCTGATGCAACTGCAATAGCCGATTGCAACTCTATTTTTAAAAATTTTGGCGTGTCTATACTGCGCTGGGATGCAAATACGCAAAACACTCCATATAAGCAAGGGTTATATGTTAATACAAATCAAGGATTTATAATAGATTTTCCAATTGCATCAACCTATAAACACAAATTGCAACTGGAGGAGGAATTAATACAATCGCAGCTCGTTCTGGGTATGCCGGTACTTGGAATAATTGGTCTATGCTGGCAAATATAAATGATCATTTAGCTATACCAAAAAGTATTATAAAATATATTACACCAGATTGATTACATTATTATGTAACCACATAGTAACCGTCTCCTCCATCACCCCCAAAGATATTAATACTATTTTGGGATTTTATTATAAGGTTGTAGACATTAAAATTTATTGATATTATCCTGCGGCCAGAGCCATTTCCTGTATAACTTGTTGATACAACTTTTGTAAGACTATTAAATTTAACATTAATCTCTGCCTATATCGACCATCATGATCACCAGTAGTTTTATGTATATTAAATGTAGTTATAGCAAGTTTTTTACTTAAATCATTATTATATTTGATCCGATAATAATGGCCACTGTTGCCACTCCACTGTCAGACAGGTGAGGCTGCAGATGCCGTTTGCAATGTTGTAGGTGATTTTGCCTACTTTTATTGTTTCCTGATTCATATTAAGTCCTCCCTTATGAGTTTGTTGGATAAGTTACACTTAATTGAATAACTGTACCAACTGGTTTTTGAACATTTGCAGACATTTGCAAATATCCTGTCGAACTTTGGAGCCAGCTATTAATGGTCGGTGGCGTATTTGAAGCTACCGCAATATCATTAACTGTAATTGGTTTTGGAAATCCAGTAATTGAATATACTGTTCCAGAAGTTAGTGTGGTTGTTGTTGTTACTTCAAGGCATATTGATACCATAGCCATACCATTCAAATTTCCATGTCTTACATATCCACTTTTTAATGTCCCCCACGTACAAGATAAACCCGCAGTTATCAAGCCTGAAATCTGAGTACCATTTGTATCTACTATCATACCACCAGAAGTTTGCATCAATCCATATGTACTTCCAGGATATGTGCCCAAGATATGTAGTACTGATGCGCCAGAGGTGTTGCAAGCATATGAATTATTTGCGCCAGTACAATTTTGCATATATGCCTGTGTATTGACACATGCTACTGCTTGTAACTTTCCTGTGATATCACAACCCGCAATTCTAACGAGATTTGATTCACCACATCGTATGCCCATTTTGGTAGGTGCAAGTGTAGTTATTTTCAGGTTGTTTAATAATACATTTGAATTACTAGTCACTCTAATAGAAGCATCATCATCACTATTGTTAATCTTGATACCACTTATTATAGTTAACGCGGAACAGTAGTTTATGTTAACGTATGATACAGTCACTTCATCAGAAACAGTTTCAGCGTTACTTTTTATGTATATAATACCCCCATGAAAACTATCAACTTGCAATCTTTCGAAATAAACACCGTTAGCAACTATAATTGTTGCAGTATGTCCACCTAAATCTTTGGGTAGTATATCTACCGCGTGCTGTATGGTCCTAAATGGATTTTCACTTGTACCATCACCTGTTATATCGGATCCCGTAGTCGCCACATATAATGTCAAATCATATCTTAATGTACCAATTTTAGCTCCATAATTGCTAGCAACAATACCACCAGATACATAATAATCATCTAGTGTCGTACCGGTAGTTTGATACATATCGCCTTTAAAAATTTGACCTCCACCTCCTACATAAGTCCCGTATTGATTACCAACACTATTAGACCAACTACCAGAATATATGTATGAACTATATGATCTTAAACAAATAGCGTGGTTTAATGATCGGCAATTAGTAATCCTAACTGTTGGCGTGTAATCAAAACTAAACGAAGGATTACTAGGCGCACTGACAATAGATTGACAAGCCTCAACAAGTACAAACTTACACCGATCTACATACATACTTGTTACATTTTCAGTAGTGAAATTAAGCCCTATTACTGATATAGATTCACATGTATTAATAGCAATTGAACCCGCATTGCAAAGTGAATTTAATACCAGATCTCCTTGCCTACGCAAAACCAATTGTCCGTTATCAAAACCACGAATTGTGATATTTTCATTATATGTACCATCAGATATAAATATTGTTGCTTTGCATCCACTTAAGTCCTTTGGTACTACGCTTAATGCCTTTGTAATACTGGCATATGGACTTGTTTCGCTACCATCACCTATTGTATCTGATCCAGTTGTTGCCACATAATAAGACACATCAGAATATAAACTCAACGCCTGCAAATCACTATTTAATTTATTATACAAATCAAACAACGTCTTCCCATACCTCGCATCAAGAGCATACCCTCCCGCAGTCGTACTCCCATTATTTACCAACTTCCCCACTGTGATGATACCAGTCTTAAAGTTATTATAATCCTGTATAAACTTCCTGACTTTCCCAAAAAACTGTCTGGAACTTTCCCCCTCTTCCGGAACAGGAAATTCAGATGAAACGGAATCCAGTGATTTAATTTTAGTATCTGAGATATCACCATCAGCCGATACTTTTGAATTCCAGTCCTTTTTTTCTCCATCGGAAACAAACCGATTCGCCCCATCCGTTTCAATATCCGATGCGCGTCCTGAAAATGCGATATTCTTCATTTCAGAGAACCATTTTTTTATCTTACCATGAGTTAACGATAAGGATTCCCCGGACTCAAGATTTTCCCGTAACACCTCTTCTTCAAATGTGGTAACTGTCTGCGAGGAATCTCCTGTTTTATCCAGTTTTTTCTGTTCCTGATTCATAAGTTCCTCATCAATTGAATCCAATGTCCCGTTGTACTCATTTATATCATAGAAATCGTCTTCCCCTGGTTTGGGAAATTTATAATTCTTCGTTTCATTTTTCATTATTAAGCACCTCGTTTCGTATATGACCGTGAGTCCACGCTGCTAATTGCCTGTGGGTATAATTTTTCAGCAGTCCATGCTGATTATAAAGAAGATCTAAATCTATCACCATGTTGCAGGGAGTAAATTCTTCCAGCAGTTCAGCCACTTCTGAAAAGCTCCGTTTACTCTTCAATGCAACACGTACAATAATTATTTTTTCCGGTTTTATTTCCATGAAAAAGCCATCATTCCCACAGAGCATTGACAATTTTTTTCCTAAAGTTGCCCTGGTATATGGAATCATCCGATTCCATTTTGATAAAACTTTAAAACGCCTGTCTTCCAGCGTGTCTCCACTTTGTGGGTATACCTTGAGCATTGTTTCATAGCGTTTTATATTCCGTTCATCGGAGCTGTTTATAAACTGATTGTCAAAAAGTACTTCTGTTTCATCTTCCAGAATCTGGATTTCAGGCTGGATTACCTTCTGAATCACACTCATTTCCATGTATTCTCGTAAAAAATCAGGAATATAAGACAATAAATCAACTTCACGAATCAATTGCCACCCCTCCATTTACCGGTATCTGATACGGATTTAACTCCAGGTTTACCGTTTGTCCATTTATTTTTGTGTTTTTAATATCATAGATTCCCTCTATTGATAAAATTTTAGATTCCAACTGGGAAATTCTAACTATACACCCATAATCGCCCATACTCTCCCAGGAAGTTCTGATTTCTTTTAAATAATCTTCTACCGCCTTATTAATCAGTTCTTTTAATGCCTCCAACGTGTAGTTTTCATTAATTTCTAAAGCAGTACTGATTTGTATCGGCACAGCTTCAGCTGAAACAACAGTAACCCGATGATCAATAGGGGCCAGACCATCTCCATTAGCCGTTTCTGCTGGGTCCATTATATTTTGTACTGTCTGCACTAACACATCCGAGGCCTTGTTGCAGTCGGAATCCAATATGGTCAATTTTACTGTAGAAGGACCATCCCATGCCCTGGTAACTTTCGTTGCCCCAACTCCTGCAATTCCATTTGTTTTCTCAATATAATCCTGTTTATTTCCCCCATACGATTTTTTCTCAAAAGAATCAAAATAATTCTTCCGAAACACCTCCGTATCTACAGACTCCTCCCCAGGTATAAGAAGTTCTGTAATTTCCATAGAAGTAAGACCGGAAATATTCTGAACAGGGATCAACCTGCCGAACTGATGATTTCCCTCTTCTCCGGCTTTTTCGCAGACTACCTGAAATGTACCGTTACCCATACTTTCTGAAACAGTATAGTAATAAGTGCCCTGGCGGAACCGTTCCCCCTTTTTTATAAGAACTGTATCAGGAACTGCTACTGCTTTTAATACTGCCCTGGTAGCTTCCGTTGGCTGCAGCCCCCGTTCTGCCGCTCTGCGGATCAGATTCTCCCTGGAGGCTGTCTGGGCAAATGTTTCTTTTAATATCGTATCAAACTCTATGTATACAATCTGCATTTCAGCTGCCGCCGCAGAAAGTGCTGTATAAATCAAAGATCCTTCCCTTTTATCCAGTCCATTTGGAACACGGTCCATCATCCTCTTTAATATCACTTCATATGTCATACTTTCATACATCAGGTATTCACCTCCTTCTCTATTCTTAAGTCACCAAATATGGAGTTGACAGTAAATGTTACGTGAAGACTTTTTTCTTTCATTTCAAATTCAAAATGATCCACGTTCTGAATACGGTCGTCCTGGAGAAGTGCCTCACGGATTCTCTTCTTTATTTTTGTCTTTACTAATCCAGAGGGTTTACCGAATAAATGATTAAGCTCAGCTCCATAATTCCAGCTGTAAATCAGCCACTCAAACCGCTCTGTATTTAAAATACAATAAACTGCCTGTTTCACTGCATCTGATCCATCCACACTTCCATTTATCCGCTTATTTTTTATATCCAGATAAAATGTTGTTGATGGCTGCTGTATTATATTAAAATCCTGCTGCAATATATTGCCCGTTACCGGAATCATTCTACTCCCCCTTTCTTACCACTTTCCAATGGCCACAAACTGCTGACCTCCTTTTTTCTGGATTAACAGCACATGATCTCCCGATTTTAATGTGTTTTTTACCGTAACTGCAACTTCTCCCACTCCAGGAATATCCATTATTTCCCTATGTTCCAAAAATTGTTCTGTCAATAGTATCTGATTCTGGTTTAATATAGTCTTTTGACTAATTTGAATTTCAACCGGATGTTCTTTTACAACTGTTCCAGCTATTACATCACAAGGGTCTGCCGCTTCCATTGCCTGAAACACAATTTTCTTTATGTTATCTACCCAAATAGTATCAGCCACTTATTTTTGCTCCTCTCAATGTCAAATCCATTGTATGTATCCCTCCCGCTATCTTGTGGGTAACGGATTCAATGATAAGATAATTTTTAAGACCGATATCATTGACATTTAATATTACAGGAATCAGACTGCCTGCTCTTACACGGATATCTCCAAATGCATCTTTAATTGTTAAGGTTCTTGAAGGTCGATTATATAAATTCAGATATCTTTCCGCGATTGACTGGGCATCTACTCCTTTTTCAATGGATTCATCTTTTTGGAGAATTCCCCATTTATTAATGGATTCGGAGTTTTTTGTCATAAAAATTTCTCTTTTTTTACTGTCAGTATCATCGTAATAAAGCTTGATCTGATTATAGGTATTGCTGTCTATACTTACCTTATAATCATAATCCTGAGCTGTCGTATCATCTATCTGAATATCAAGTATCATACTCTCCATATTTTTTAAGGCCAGTTTGCCTGCATCATCATAAAATGTGTATATCTGTCCGATACGGATCATGGTAAGGTCTAAGTTATTCAGAATAATGTCAAACAAAGTCTTGTCCTTTTCATTTCTGGAAAATGATATCCCTGTATCTTCCAATTCACCTACGTTTAAATGATAATCCTGTGCTATCATCTGAATCACTTCACCTGCTGTTAAATTAGTGTAATTGTAGGAGTCTTTATTTTTTAAGTAGCGAAGCTGATCATATGCGGTGACCTTCATCTTTCCATCATGATTCCAGCTCCGTTCAAAAATAAATCCGAAAAAAACTGATTTTCCATTAACGTCAAGACGTATTGTATTCCCTTCTTCTATTACAAGATTGCTGTCAGGGATCAATGTAAAGGAACACTTACCAGGCTGGCCTCTTCGCTGAAGTACCCAGGAAATGGCTCCTTCCACCACTGGTTCATATACAGTCTGACCGTTTTGAATATATAAATGTGCCTCCAATTCCTTCCTCCCTTTACGGTATAATCAGAACCTGTCCAGGATAAATAAGATTCGGATTCTTGATTTTATCCTGATTTAACTGATAAATCTCCTGCCATCGGTTCCCATTTCCAAGTTGCTTTTTTGAGATTGACCACAGACAGTCTCCTTTTGTCACTGTATAATTTTTTTGAGTCTGCGGCTCCCCCTGCCTCTTTGTACCATCTTGTGAAGAATCCGTCTCCTGTTTGTCATCTACAATAGTGAAGTTCATAATTTTAGTGCCATAATGTTTATATTCCTTCATGGAAAGAGAAACCTTTACATCAAGTCCCTCTCCCACATCATCAGACACCTGATATTCTTCAAGCGTTACATCCATACTGGTATCAAACAGACTTTCTCCAGATGGTCCCTGACGAATTATTATGAATTCAAATGGTCTCTTGCTTTTTTTTAATTGACCAAGCCTTTCTAAAAAACCTTCTGCGTTGTCTATACTACCATCCCATACTGCACACGGGTAATCCATCTGCGGAATTATGATATCAAGGCTTATATCTGCCAGACCAGATGGCTTAATTAAGTTTATTTCTTCTCCATTGATTAGACTTACCGTTTGATTTTGACCATTATATTTAACCGGGATTTTTTCAGGCGGCAGGGGAAGCAGCATATCATCTATATATATTTCATAAGACATATTAACCCACTCCTTCCGCTGCAGATGCTAATATCTCACCAGTTACATCAGATAGTCTGCGGTTTAATTCATCAAAATCCGTAATATTTTTTATGGTATTGTTATTATTTACATCCACCTTCAGTTCAGCAAGAGTAAACCGGTTGATAATCTCCTGCTCTGCTGCATCCCGCATATATTTTAATTCCTCATCTACAACATCCATAGAATCTGCCATGGCTGCTGTACTCATTGCCGTATCACCTGTATTTCTGATAATATTTTCATTTGAATCCAACTTGTTATCTGTATTTTCTGTAGGATCCTGCTGCTTTAAAAAAGTTTTGAAATTCTCATATTTATCTTTAGCACCAGCTTCCATATTTGAACCAATTTTATCACCTGTTTTGAAACTATCTTCATAATTTATATGTTGGAAATTGAATTTTTCACCTAAATCCATAGTTTCAAACTCTTTTTTATATTTACCGTTCCCATGTTCTTTTGCAAATTTATCAGCAAAGTCAGAAACGCCTTCTCTCCAAACTGATACCGTTGCTTCCATCTTAGTGCCGAAAACCAGATCCAGAGCCTTTGCTAACTTCTGAATGAGTCCCAGAACCTGATCTGCAAAATCTGCAAATAGATGCACGGCTGCTCCAATTGGATCCCGGAACACATTTGCTATAAAATTGGCCAGTATAATAAATGGATTCAACATAAATTCAACTACTCCAAAAACCAGTTCAGCCATAGCCATCAGTATATTGCTAATAGCTGCTAATGCCATGAAGAATACTCCAACAATGATTCCTGTTACACTATAAGAAGTTCCGGCAAACTGATTAATTGCTGCTACTCCGGCATAAAACAGAGCGATTAACATAATGATCAGTATTATGATCCAAGTCAGAGGGCAAGCCGCAAGAGCCGCATTTAAACCTTCCGTAGCAATTGTTTGTGCTGTAGTAGCTGCTACCTGTGCCCAGCTGCAGACCGTACTCCAGGCAGTTGCAGCCGCACTCCCAATCATCGTCAGCCAGCCAACTCCCAGAACTGCATTGTAAACAACCAGCGCTGCAATAATTCCCAGGATAACAGGTTGTAAGACGGACCATGATTCTGCAATGTAATTTCCAATCTCTCCCGCAACTAAACCAATTACACCAAATATTCCACTGATATTTTCCACATCCCCCTGCAAGCCTGACGTAAAATCTTGGATGCTTTTTGTTACAAAATCTACCACTCCGCCAATTGGACCGGCTAATCCCACATTTATTGTTTTTGCAAGTGAACTGAGAGCACTTGCCGCATCATCATACTTTGTCCTGTTTAACTCCTCCAGATGACTCTTTGTCAACTCTACGGATCCACTTAAATCAGTAAGTGCAGTAACTCCATCGCTTCCAATATTTTTCCATGCCTCTCCAAACAACTGTACACCGGCCAGATTCCTGTTAACCGGATCTTCCATGTTGTTCAAGGCGTTCATTGTCTGTTGGAATGCCTGCTTCGCTGTCTCTCCCCCGCCTCTGAATGCTTCTGTCATCTTATTTGCATCAAGTCCCAGAGCTGAGAATCCCTGACTGGAATCTTTACCTCCGCTGACAGCACGTTTTGAGAATTCACTTACTGCATCTCCAAGTGAAGCCACTGAGATTCCTCCGCTTTCAGCACCATTAATCATAGCCTGGAACATTTCAGCACCGCCAAGACCGAGGCTTTTAAATCTGGATGAATACTGATTAATTGTCTCCAGCAAATCCCCGTTCTTATTAAGCCCTGCCTGGGTTCCCTGAATAATCAGATCGAACGCTTCCGCACCGGATATTCCAAACTGCTGCTCTAACATTCCTGCAGATTTTATACTGTCTGTCAGACCATACCCAAACGTATCCTGCATCAGCAGTCCTGCACGGGTGATCTGCTCTAACCCACTTCCCGTCTGCCCTGTAAGCTGATTAACTGCAGACAGACTTTGGGCTGCAGAGTCCAGACTGGGGCTTAAATTATCAATGTAGAGATTAGATGCACTTTTTTCTGCTGCTTTGAGTTCCGGTCCCTGTAAGCCAGTTCTATTCTGAATAACATTACCAGCAGCCTTCCGATCATTAGCCTGGTTAAAAACCTCCATAGGACTTGTGTTTATTCCCATATTCTTTGCTACAGAGACCACTTTTTCCCAGGCTTTTTTCAGCCTTTCCATTTCCTTTGTATTCTCACTTGCGCTCTCTGTTAACTCGTCTTGTTGATTCTTCACTTTATACATAGTCTCTTCTACCCGGTCATACTGGATACGCATCCCCGCCAGAGAAGATTCCCACATCTGCATTCCCGGTAATGCCAGCGCATTAGATGAAGCCATCTGTAAGCTGCGCATCAGGCGGGCGGTAATCTTTATAGAATTGCTGACTCTTTGCAGTACAGGAGTCGCTCCATCCACAATTTGTATCGAGTTTTCTGCTGTTGCCACACCACTACCTCCTTCCTTTTGTTATTGGGAAAACGTCCGTTAAGACGTCCTCCCTTTTTCTATCTGTGCTTTGATTTTGCTTTTTGAGCCTGTTTTTTATCATTTTCCAGTTTAAGATTGACTGCTGCTATGATAAACGCCTTTTCATACCGGTCAAGACTTAAAAATCCATGGGGCCACTTATGAAGCTTATGGAGGCAATAGTAGGCAATATTTGCTTCCATATCGCCTCCTTCTATCAGTTTTTTGCTTCTTCTACCTGTTCTTCCAGAGTTGTATCAAATCCATTTACCTGCTGAATCCGTTCCAGATAGCCTGCATATTCTCCTGCAGTGAGCATTGCCTTTAACAGTGCATCTGCTCCCATCACATGATAAGAATCCTGAAGGCTCTTATCATTTAAATTAGGGTATACAGTACATTCCGCAGCCAATTTTCCAAGATAGAGATTGTAATCTGTCTCCTGCGTATATTGTCCTTTTTTACCGGTCACCTGTACCCGTTTCGTACATTCTTTTCTCAGTGCTTCGTCTTCTTTTGAAGTAATGGCTTTTATTTCCCATTCCACCGGCTTATTCTTCTGACCAACAAATCGTTTCGATGCTACAAATTTTTCATTTTCCGCTTTCACAGCATTCTGACTTAAAAAGCAACTTAAATCTCCCATAATTAATCTCCTTTTTTCTTACTGCATTCCAGCAATTGATCCAAAACGTTCCGGCATCTCCCAGCTTTCAAAAGTAAATTCAAATTCATCCTCTAAATATTCTCCGGATGCATCGAATTTGGTAATAATACCGCCATTAATGTTACAATTTTTTAAAATAACCGTCTGCCTTCCCACGCTGGAAGCAGGATCTTCATTTGTAACCTGGATATCAAAGTAAATATCTCTTCCGGTCTGCTGGTAGCGGTATAAAATGTCGCGGAAGATACTTGTGTTATAGTGAAATTTTGCGGATCCGGTCCCTTTCATACCAACAGTCTTATTCCCCTTCATGGCACGTCCAAGAATGGGGATCTCAGATTTCACCTTCTCAATTTTAGCTTCCAGATTCAAAGCCTGCATAAAATTGTACCGCTCATTTTCAATTGTTATAAAGCACTCCGCCTTTGTTGCGCTGACTGCATCCCATGCATTCATAGTTATATTACTCATAATTCATTACTCCTTTCTTATGAAACAACGACTGTCATGTATAAAATACTCATACAGTTAACCGGCTGAACTGGAAAATTAACTAAAACAGATCGTTTTCCATCCCCCTTATCCACAGTAACTGCCTCTGTGTCAAAATCATCAATTGCTCTTAAAGCAACCAGATGCTTTCCATAAGTAACAATATCATTCCAAAGACTGATACGCCCTCCATTATCATTTGGCATTTTTCCAAGATAACGGGAAGAAAAAAGTTCGGAAATGTCGTTACCAATCTGGTCCAGAACACGGACAGTCTGATTATTGGAAAAATCTTCTCCCTTTTCATCTGTATAGGTAACAAATGTATTAACATCGGTAAGAACACGGATCTCACTTCCAACTTTATGGAAAAGAAATTTTCCGGCCTTTATTGCATCCGCCAGCTGAGCCTGAGTATAAGGAACCTTAACGGTATATTCCCCGTTATACTTTCTGTTTTCTATGGTTTTGTTAATCTCACATGCAGCTTCAGCACCCGCAACCCAGTAAACAAGACCTGCTGCACTTTCCTCTGCTTCATTTTCCACCGAAATAATTCCCTCATGGTCCGCTTTGGCGTACTGATGTAAAACTGTCTGGAATTTTACGCCAACTTCATCTCTCATTCTCTTTGTAAATGCTGCAAACAAGGCTTTTACACTCTCATCCTGGGAAGGGCAGCAAAGAATCTGGAATGAACCGCTCTCTACAGCACTGAGAAACTCTGAATAATCTTCACCAGTTATGTCACTGCCATCTGTGCCGCCAGAAAGCGTAAGACCAGCATTTTCTGCAAGTGTTCCATCTTTCTTAAACGTTACGTAATGGTTGTCCTTCAGTTCAGCGGCTTCGGAAACTGTCTGCGCATCCACTTCTCTGCCATCAAACATGACTCGTACATCGTACTTTGAATTTTCATCAACGTTCTTTGATATAACAATCATTAAACTATTTCCTCGTATGCCGGAATATCTTGCTGTACCATAATCACAGGAGGCCTGCACACCAGAATTTAACCGGTAAAAAATACCCTTCTTTAAATTTTGAAATAATTCTCTGATGGGGCGCATTTCCTCTGCATCATATGAATAACCAAATAATTCTTTGCTGTTATTCTGAAATTCTTCAGCTGAAACTTCAAAAGTCTCTCTTTCAGGACCCCAGCTTAGTTTCATGGGGATTGCAGCTGTTCCTCTGCCTCCCATAGCTGCCCCAGAAGCTGTACGATTAATAAAATTTATGTACGCACCAGGAAACACCTTATTTTGAATCTTGAAATTACCTCCACCTAACATACTTTTACCTTTCCTTTCTTAAATCGAATCATTATTTCATCCGCTTCTGCAAATGTATAAGTCTTACCATTTTCCAGAAGTGCACACAGTAAGTCGCTTTGATTGCAGTACCTTTCCGAACAAATTAACTGTTTCTTTGTATAACGTGATGAATTTGCAGCAATATCTCTTTTTTTACCATTCTCAGTCATAAATTACCTCTTTACTTTAACCTTATGTCCTCCATGGACACGTCTTCCCCCTTATTTTTCAAGAAAAACATCTGGTATTCCGCCTGAAAAATCAATTTTCCATTTTCAAATTTACCATTTCTGCTGACACAGCCCATAGACATCCCATTCTCCATAGAAACAAATTCCAGATGCTCCATTAACAATTCCAGAACATGATACTGGTCTTGACAGGACTCTTCTGTATCCATTGGATGGTAATTAACAAATAGTCCTATGGAACAACAGTATCGGTTTCCATTGACACATTTTTCCGACACCTGTGAGATACCGGCTTCAAGACAGGATTCCTTTTCCCCTTCTTCTATTTGACCTGACACAATTTTTTTATCAGGAAAAATAACATTCAGCTTTCCAATTACAGAATCCATAATCTGGCTATACATTATCAACCATCACCCCTCTTCTGTTTTTGTAGTCTTTTTGTCTACTTCATCATTAAAAAAAATATCCCTCATTTCCTCTAACGACGCAATCCCAAGCAATTCACACAGCAATTTGATCTCCCCCGCCTTAAACTGGCTCTTATTCCATAACTTTCTCCGAAACCCATAGCAGGATAAGTGAAGCCTGTCTGCAATCCACCCCTTTTTCAGCCCGGATTTTCTGATTAACTCATTTAGCCGAACCGTATTTGTCATTTCTTCCTCCTTTCTTGTAGTCTTTTTGTCTACACCACAATCATACTCTGTTGTTTCTGTTTTGTCAACACTTTTCTATTTTTTTGTTGAACACAGTTCTACTGCATGGTATAATACATTTAAGGAGGTGATCCTATGGACATCGGTCAGATCATAAAACAAAGAAGGGAAGAACTGGGAATGTCTCAGGAAGAACTTGCGCAAAAGGCGGGTTATAAATCCCGTTCTTCCATTAACAAGATAGAAGTGGACGGCAGAGGACTTCCCCAGTCTAAGATAACTGCCATCGCAAAAGCGCTGAAAACAACTCCCGCTTTTCTTATGGGATGGGAGGAGACAGAGAATACCACCCTTGGCGAATCCGCAAAAGAAATGCTGAATAATTTTCAAAAGCTGAATGATTATGGACAGAAAGAAGCATTAAAAAGGGTTAGTGAAATGGTACACATCCCCCAGTATTCCAAATCCGGCTCTGTTGTACAACCGATAAAGCCAGATCCCCGGTCTTATTTACAGCCGGTTGCCGCTCATGAACGGACAGATATCGAAGTGACAGAAGAAATGAAGCAGTATGATGATGCCTTTTTCGATGAATAAAGAATAAACTCGTTGAGGTGATTTGTTTGAATTATGACATATTATTAGAAGAAGCAGAATCTGATGGAATTCTGATTAAAGAAAAACCGTTAGTCGCAAATGATGGACGGATCAGAGGAGATCATATCCTGATCCGGCAGAATATGCCCGGATGCCAGAAGGCCTGCGTTCTGGCGGAAGAGCTTGGACATTATTACACCACTGCCGGAAACATTCTGGACCAGTCCGATGTTTCTAACCGGAAACAGGAGCGTACCGCCCGTCTGTGGGCTTACAACAAGATGATTACATTGGAAAAGCTGGTTACGGCTAAAGAAGCCGGATGCCGGAATAGCTATGAAATCGCAGAGCACTTAGATGTAACGGAAGAATTTTTGCTGGAAGCACTGGAATGCTATCACACAAAATACGGGAAAGGTTTGCAGAAGGACTGCTATTTAATCTTTTTTGAGCCATTTAATATCTATAAAATGATTGAATAGTTTTTTTTATCGTATTATAGGCATAGTTATCATATATTATCCAGAGGTGATCTTACATGCAATCTTGTGAACTCGTAGCGCTTGTGTCATCCATCGCCTGCTGCCTGGCGAAAGACCGCTCTGCCGCTGAAATTGCTCTGCTAAGTAGTATTTTCAATCAGCTTAGTGACACTCTGGAGACTATTGCTGCCCATCAGTTGCTCTGTAGTGGAGACAAGGATGTTGAAGATATCTTTTTTTTCCAAAGTAAACAGGAAAACCAGGAGTGA